CAGGTGTTAATTACTTTCCCTTGTGAGTCCTGAATGGATTGGTTGAAGTTAAAACCATTAAGGTTAAATGCCATGGTGCTTACACCAAGTGCAGTGAACCAGATACCCACAACAGGCCAAGCAGCCAGGAAGAAGTGAAGGCTACGTGAATTATTAAAAGACGCATATTGAAAGATCAAACGTCCGAAGTAACCATGTGCGGCTACGATGTTGTACGTCTCTTCTTCTTGGCCAAACTTATAACCTTTGTTATGAGATTCAGCTTCAGTAGTTTCACGAACCAGCGAAGACGTGACCAGACTTCCGTGCATCGCAGAAAAAAGAGAGCCACCAAATACACCAGCCACACCAAGCATGTGGAATGGGTGCATAAGAATGTTGTGCTCCGCTTGGAAGACGAGCATGTAGTTGAAGGTACCGGAGATACCCAGTGGCATGCCATCGCTGAATGATCCTTGTCCAAATGGATATACAAGGAACACGGCGGTAGCAGCCGCAACCGGTGCAGAATATGCGACACAAATCCACGGCCTCATTCCGAGTCGATAACTAAGTTCCCATTCACGTCCCATGTAAGCGAAGACACCGATGAGAAAGTGGAATACAACGAGTTGATATGGCCCTCCGTTGTAGAGCCATTCGTCAAGTCCTGCTGATTCCCAGATGGGATAGAAATGTAGTCCGATTGCGTTGGAGCTGGGTACGACTGCTCCGGAGATGATGTTGTTTCCATAGAGTAGAGACCCAGACACGGGTTCACGGATGCCGTCAATGTCAACCGGCGGAGCGGCGATGAAGGCGATGATGAATGCGGTTGTAGCTGCCAGTAGACAAGGAATCATGAGGACACCGAAGTGTCCTACATAAAGCCGGTTCTCAGTGCTGCTAACCCACTCAACATATTTGTCCCAAGGATTCTTGGAACGTTGTAGTGCGATAGTAGCTGCCATTAAAAATTAAAATTGAAGTTCAGAACGATCCAGTTTTGAAATTACATCCTGCCGGTACGCTGGATCGGAGTCGTACCGGGGATCATTCATTGCTGCAATTAGTTCAGCTTGACTTCGGAAGGTTGCTTCTGCTGCTGCAGGCTTACCTTGTAAAAGATTTCCGTCTTGTCCCATAGCATCTGTGTATCGGTAATTCAGTGACTGAAGTGCGAGGTTGATTTGATCCAGGTTCCCGCTTTCAATGATTTGATCGTATGCATTGATCTCTGCTTCACTAAAGTTTTCTTTAGCCCAGCCAACAATCTCTGAATACTTGTCTTCACCACCGACACTTTTATAAACGGTATCGATTTCACCTTGTGACAAGTCACGTCCGCCAGGTGGGTTAGCACCTTGCATTGCTTTGAACACGTCAACTCCACTCATCTCTGAGAGTTGCTTACTTAATTCTTCTGAGAGTTCTCCGCTTTCGTTGATCGCTCGGTAGGCTTCATCCAACCAAGATCCTTCAGCAGTTTCTTCAGACTGCTCTTGCACATCTTCTTTATCGTTGCTTCCGAGTTTCTTTTGTAGCTCTAGGTAAGCTTCCTCCAGTTGTTCTGTGGTCTCATACTTACCAGCCAGCTTTTGTGCATGTGCCTCTTCAATCTCTTCACCAATCCGCAGAGAGTCTGCCTCTTCAGCGGCTAGTGATTCCATTACTTCAGCATCTACACTATTATCATGAGATAAAAGTTCTGCCATTATTCAATAGGTGGTTGTTCTTGCTCTAGCTGTGCAGCCAGTGCAGGGTTCTTAGATGGATCATTCATAGGCGCAGAAGCAAGTTGTCCTTGCTGCTTAGCCATCTCCATATCTTGTTGCTGCTGCATCGCAGCTTGTTGTTCCTCTTGCTGCTGATCCATAGACTTAACGAGGTTAAGTACATCGATACCTTGAGCAGCTGCCAGACGTTTAATAAATTCGTCTGGGTTAAGGAACTGCATCATGCCTTCAGGTCCAATGGTCTGAGCGATAGTCATGATGAAGTTGGTCAGACTCTCTCGGTCCTGACCCCTACCTAGTGCATTAATACCAGCCACAATGGTTGGCTTCACTAGGTTCTTTGGATACCTAGGCAGCTCACCACTACGTTGCATTGTCAGCAACTTACGGTTGAGATATGGCACAAGGAATTCAACGGTCAGCAAACTGAAGAGACCACCGAGCTGTTGCTCTAGCTCAAGTTGAGTAAGACGTACTTCTTCCGCAGTTGTCCGTTCGCTTTGGCGTACTGTCAACACAAGGAATGCTTCAGAGATGCGACGCTCAAGCGTTTGCATCTGTTGCATTGCCGTTTGGAAGTCAGCAGTCTTACCAACTTGAACTACAGAAACATCATCAGGTCTCCCCTGAATGATCGCTCCGTTGCCTGCCTTAGCCAGTGTCTGAGGTTTAGTTGTAGATGAAGGTGAAACCATAAAGACAACTTTCGCAGCAGCTGCAGAGCCTTCTGTCAGTGCTTGAGAGAGTGCCTCAAGTGATTTCAAATCACCAATAAACTCTTCGACTCGGCCGCGACCGTAATTCTCACCATCTACCGAGTTGAACCTGAGGACCAACCATGGCGATGTGTTCTTAGGTGCCTTACCTTCTGTGCCAGGTACTTTCTTATCGAATACTTCTTGATGCCAGAGCCAGCGGTTGTTCTGCAACCGTACATGTGTATAAACTTCGCAGTCGTTATTGACATTATAAGAATCATCGCTAGTGCGTAGCGGATCCTTAGTAATCTCAGCAGGTAGAAGTTGTTTGTTAATAAGTTCTTTGGTTACGATCTCAATTACGTTGCCATTACCGTCACGTTCTATAACGTAGCGATTCAATGGATAGTGCTTAATCCCATCCTTTCCCATAAACAACAAAGCGTTGCCACCAACAACAAGATGCTTGATGGCTTGGTGCACAGTGACACGATCGCTTGAAGCAGCGATAGAGTCCATCACCATACGCTCAAGTTTGGCAAAACTAAGATCAAGTTCAGACCTAACTTCAGCTGGGATTTCAGTACCCAGCTTTTCATCAGCAATCTGTAACTTAAAGAACGTGGTCTGAGGTGGTAGCAGAGCCAGCATCAACTTAGATGCAAGAGTTACTACCGACTTAGCACCAACGCTTTGCCATGGTTGAGTAAGAGATTTGTGGGAACTTCTCATCTCATCACGTTGGATGAGGTAAGGAAGAGTAAGCTCAGAGCATTGAACAGCTATGTCAAGAAATGCAGTACGGCCACTACTTAGTGCATCGTACCTACTCTTTGCTGTCACGCGAGTCCTCCAATATTGAGTCCACTTCCTCCGCCAAGACCACCAACCTGTTGATTGATCTTTGACTTAGGACGGATCCGAAGGCTGGCAAGTGTGGTTTTCCTACGCTTGCTTTCTTTCGGACGGCGCACATTCTCACCGGCAGCAGCAATAGTTGCGTCGGTTTGTTGTGCAGGTTTAGGTGGTTCAGGTTTAGGCTTGGGGTGATATAGCTCGTTACTACGTTGCACCCAACCTGGGTCAAGTGGTAGGTGACCATAAAGCGGCCGACCTTTCTTGTTGTATCTAACAATCCCCCAAGTTGAACCGGCATAGAGTTCACCTTGTGAATAGATTCTTTGTTCAGGACCCATTAATTTTCCTCAGTTATACGTTGTTTAATCCAGTTGATAATAGATTGTTGACCAGCGTTAAACATGATGTGTTGGATCTTGTCCTCTGGCCCAGTAAAGGGTGGTGGAAATTGTTCTTCTAACTCAGCTAACATCTTTTGAGGTGTCAGGAAGTTAAGCATATTGTGGGAGGTTTTGATTAGCGTGTTCAAAGAAGGCAGGCATCCGTGCTCTCTGTGTCTCAGAAAGTTCAGGTGCTTTACCCTCATACATCAGCCGATCACTGGAATCGAGCCAAAATTTTTTGTCTAAATATTTATCAGCACTCTTGCCTAGTGGTTGCATGACCCAGGCAATAGTCGCCTTACGGAGTTTATCCAAAGACGGCGAAGCTTCCAGCCCAAGCTCTCTACATACCAGAGAATTGACTCCGACGTGAACTTGCTCATCTCTAGAGATGTCAGCCGAAACTGTTCGCATCCCTGCGTCGCCATTAAACCTAAAGAAGGGTAATAGGACGAAAAAGATTGCACGTTCAGCAACCATGGCTTTAAGGATAGTGTGATCAGGATGTTCTGACCACGCATCACGCAGTGCGAGGGCTTCCCGCTCAGCTTTCGGATCAACTCCCCAAGCATCGGCGACATAACCCAAAGCGATGTCGTGCTTAATTTCGTCTTGAACGTTGGATTCCAGGATTTCACGTGCGAGAAATGGAACTTCAGTGGTGAGCGCATCACGAATAAAATCTCCCACAGGTAGTTCCATATGTCGCAAGGCAAGTGCACGGCGCAGAGTCTCCTCCGCACCCTCCTTGAACTTGCCTTTGGTAGTAGCTACAGGAGTCCATGTGCGCTTCCGCTCCAGTAGTTTTTGATAAGGATGTTTTCTCATTCTTGGCAGTCACAGGTAGGTTCTTTTTCATTCAGTAAATCTGCGAGATAGTCGTCTACTTCTTGTTGGTCAAGAGCGGCATAAGCGTCAGATTTATCTTGTGTATCCCCCATTACTTGAAGGGAGTAGTACAAGGAAGTCTGGGGACTCTTTAGCCACTCTTCGATAAAGGCGTTGTCATACGTGACAACATCACTCCAACTGTTGAAGCTATACCCGTGAAGAAGCCCAGTGTTATTTAGCATCGTCATGATTCCATCAGCGACACGCTTGTAAGCGTCCCAGCCAACTTCAGATGCAATTTCTACGTCACCATAGTCGTAGCTCTCAACACCAAAGGTGCCGGAGTCACGGTCTACATGACGGGAGATCGGAGGTGCAATCTCCGGTGTACAGGTATATCCGTCTAGATCTTTACTGCGGTAGCTACAGCTAGCAGTAGGAGCGATTGCGAAAGCTCGTTCCATCGTGTAACTACGTGCAATGCTCGCTGCCGAGTCAACTCCACTCGCGAATTGTGATACCAGCTCAAATGCTGGTGTCTGTACGATCTCTCCATTGTTGTATTGGTCAAGTGCACGTCCGAATTGTTCATAAGTAACGCCTACTCGTCGAAGCAGATTTGCAAGTCCGAGCATTCCAAGGCCGACTTGTCGGTCTGTTTCAGGCGGGAGATATTCACCACTCTCACCAACTCCAGTGGTTGCATGCAGTGCACACAATTCAGACATACCTTCGACAAAAGCTTTTGGAATGTCATCGAACTCACAGGCTCCAAGATTAATATGCTGTAAGAGGCACGTTCCTCGGCTTGGCAAGTACACTTCGAGACAAACGTTGCCTCGAATACGGTTCCCTTTTTTGTCATACTTTACTTTGTTGAGCCAAATGTCTCCAGACTTGATGCCATTGAGTAGTTCCTCTTTAAAAGAACACGCCTCCCACCATTCATCTGTAATGTTGATGCACCGCTTAGCCCAAGGGAGTTCATGACGTGGAGTTTGTATAAACTCAAGAGCATCAGGATGGCACAAGTCGATATGCAACACCACAGCGCCGTTCTTATAGACACCCCCACGTCGGAGTACAGAGTTAAGGGTTGAATAGATTTGGCCAAATGAAACCGGGCCGCTAGCGACAAGTCCCTTTCCATTTTCAGTTCCTTTCGGTCGAAGTTCGGACAGGTGAATAGCTACACCAGCTCCATTACGGAGAGCATGTGAGGCAAAGCGCCAGCTAGCTTCAATACCATCTGGACCCTCGCAAGAGTCGAGAACGTTAAAGATTGTGCACGACACTGGCAGCCGTGATGTTGGGTCGTCGATCCAGCTTTGGACGCGACCAGTACGAGAAATAAGATTAGACATTAGACAAGATCTGACAAATCAGGTGGTTGATAGTTAGGTCCTTTGAGGACTTTTCCGTCCTCGCGTTTGATCGGTTTGCCGTCTTCTCCGAGCTTGGACATATTCGATGTATGGACACGGCGCAATGCTTGCTCTAGATCCCAATCCATGTTCTCAGCGTACTGAGCACAGACATATACAAGATCAGCTAGCTCTTTTAAGCACGCCTCACGGTCTTGAGGGTGCATAAGAACCATATTGGTGTCAGCATCTAGGAACTCTTTGAATTCCTCAACGATCAAATTGCGCTGGCGAGTCCTCCCACTCAAAGTATTGGGGATCCCGTACGCTCGGCGAAATTCGATAGCTTGGTTCGATAGCAGTGACATTTTCCAGTTCTTTCTCTAAATAGGTGATTGCTTTTTGCAGGTCTTCAATCCTGCTTTCTTTGTAACCAGCTCTGCAGATGTACTTGATTGCATTACCCAAGAAATAATTCAGGTCTTGCTCTCGGATGAAGTCCCAGACTTCTAAAGTTCCTCGGGTGTAATAGGATGGGCTGGCCATTGTTTAACTAAATTACTAACGGTGTTGCAAAGGCAAAAGTTTTGATGTTGCAACGCATCAATGATAGTGATCAGATCTTCTTTGTCTGCTTCAGGAAGTAGATCCCTCATGCGACGCATCTTGAAGCTCTGCTCCATCGTCAATTCGATAACTGGCGGCGGGGGTCCAAAGTATTGGTTGTTTGGTGTCGAAGTCATAGTCATCTACAGTAAGAATTCGTGCTAAGCGTGCATTTTGTAGTGCAATATCTTCACCGAGATCCTTCTCTGCAAATGCATTCACTACGGTCTCCCAGCTATAACCATGCTTCTCAAATAGGATCTCAGCACGCTTGACTCCAATGCCAGGCGCACCGGCATACCCATCTGTCTGGTCACCAGCAAGCGTTTGAATCAGGTGCCACTTAGCACCCTCATCACGTGTGACTGTGAATCTTTGGTCAAGGTTGTAGAGAGATCCGGGGATCTGTCGCATGTCCTTGTCTGGCGAAACAATGCAATTGCCAGGAAATTTTGTGGCAAAAATCCCAAGAGCATCGTCTGCTTCCAAGCTACGCATGACAATCACCTCAAACTCTTTCTTGAGTTCGTTGATCACACGTCTATAACCACAAGGTTTCTTGCGATTACGGTGTCCCTTATAGGAGGGAAGTATGTCCTTACGGAAGTTATGTGAGTCAGAGAAGAACAGCACAGGTTCGTTGAACCCGCCGAACTCTCCAATAATTCTATTTATGTCTTTAAGTACATTGGCATATGCCTCTGAGAACTTAGAGGTGACCATGATCACATCGGATCCCCAGTCAATCTCTGTCTCAGCTGCTGCACAACTTTTATAGACAATATAATCAGCGTCCAGATACAGTTTCATCAATGTACCTCGGCCCAGTTTTTTCCGATCTTGGCTTCTGCTGCGATTGGGACTCGGAGGTTGTAGAACTCTCCAGCCGCTGCAGCGCTAAATACCAAGGATGTTGATAAGTCTTTTGCATGTTCAGGTGCACACTCAAACTGAATCTCGTCATGAACGAATGCCAGTTGTGAGCAGCATAGTTTAGTTTCGTTTACTGTTTGTTGGTTTATTAGAAGCCACCTTTTCGCCAAAACCCCTGCTGATCCTTGTAATAAGAAATTGAGGCATTTGTGTGGTGAATCGACAGGGATTCTGCGACCGTCAATCGCCTTAACATACCCTCGATCACCCGCAGTTTTAACAGCACTAAGGAGCGAATCAAGACCAGGAATCGCTTCAACATACGCTGCGCGAATCTCTTTACCTTTGGATTTAGCTGCAGCACTGCTGAGAGATGAGTCATAACTTAAACCTATTTTTTGATCACCCGCGCCATACAAAAATGCATAGGTTACGGTCTTAACTAGCTTCCGAGATATTCCTATCTTGTCAGCATTAACTTGGTGAATGTCACCATTGAGAAGAATGTCTGCGTACCTGCCGCCGTCATAGCGTGCAAGGTAATGAGCAAGCATCCGTAGTTCGATGCCAGATAAGTCAGCTCCAACCATCACCTGTCCAGGTGTGGGGATAAATAGTTCTCTGAATCTTGGGTCACTAGGAACCTGCGCCAGATTGGGATTTTTGTGAGACATTCTAAAAGTCGCACACCCAACTGAACAGTGGTGATGTACTCGGTTAGCAGTCGTAGCAAGCTTGAGCCATGCGTTCGTGCCTTCCGAGATCATCCCCAATTTCTTCGTAATATCGAGACACTTCGCGAAGTCCCCGGCAATCGAAATCCCACCTAAGGCAATCTCCTTCAATATGATCTCGTCGATAACCGGCTTCCCAGTATTGGTCATCTGGGTCGGAGTCCAGCCATAAAATGTGGAAAGGATCCATGCAATATGATCTCGCGATGTTGGATTTAATTCTTTGAGTCGGATTGACTCGCAGCCCTGAAAGTATCCTTGGCTTTTGTTATTTCTTTTAGGATTGAACGTCGCGCCTTGGACGAAAGGGTGCCTTTGGCGTAGTACTTCTTTAGTCTCTTCCAACTCTTTTTGGAGAGCCGATGCAAGCTGCCATGCAGCGCGTTCATTAAAACACCATCCATGTAACTCCTGTTTGGTCATTAATTGAGCGACTTGGTGCTCTAGTTGCACCCAGTCAGGTAAGGGTGGAAGTGTTTGCATAATTTGACTGTTACGTTTACATCCTGCTCGCAATACTGTTCCATCTCAGGACTCCACTCTTTCCAGTCAGTTGTTTTTCCAAAGTTCCCTTTGTATTCACCGAGTCTGTATCCGTAGGACTCCAATGAGTGGCGTCCATACAGTTGTAGAGGCATGTGTTTCCATGCATGCTTCTTATCAACACCCAACATGTTTGGGTGGTAGAGCCTGCTGAGCAGCAGCGTGTCTATGACTTCGCCTTGTGGATCGAAGAACTTATAGACCTTTTGTAGTGCAGGTATATCGAAGGAAATAATGTTGTGACCAGCTATGCGGTCAGCTTCTTCCAAGCGCGTGACGCCTCTGACAATCGGATCTCGATTACCCTGATCG